TTAATGATTTTAATTGGTTTTTTCAACTCCCCCTCAATCGGCGGTGATGGTTTAATGATTTTAATTGGTTTGTTCAACTCCCCCTCAATCGGCGGCGGTTTAATGATTTCACCAGTATCAGGGTTCATCCCTGCATATTCATAGACAAACTTCGGTATTGCTTTTGCCGCAACACCTTCAACGCTCGTCCATCCGCCTGACGGATCAGGTAATATTGCTCGAAGTGCGGTCTTTATAAAGTTCTTTGCCATATCCATTGCCTTACCAATCATCTTCCCAGCAGGTGACTCTTTTACACTAGAAACGGTACTGTTAAATAGATTTGATACCCAATCAACAATAGGTTTAATATACTTGTCATATATTGCCCCCGCAAAATTTATGATATTATCTAATTTTTCTCCAATGTAAACTTCCATCTGACCTGATGCATCAGAAACACCAAATAATTCACCAACCCAATCAATTAGGGGTTTGATCGCTTTACCATAAATAAATTCACTAAAATTAAGAAATATATTTAATGGTGCAAGAAGATAATCTACGATTGCGCCAAGTGGGTCTTTAAACAACTCCATAACCCATGCTTCAATAGTGTCGAACAATCCTTTAAAGGTATCTGCAATAAACTGAATAGGATCAATAGAATCAACTTGCAAAGCAAAGTCATCAAATCCAAATAAACCAGCAACCCAGCTTACTAGGTCTAGAACAAGGCCCGGTATGAATCCAAGTATAAATCCCATAAATTTAGCTACTCCAACTTTGAGCGCTTCAGTTATACTACCAGTTTCCTCTAGTGTCTTTTGAAAATCATCGAATGCAGCCATCAACCCACCAATCACAAGTGCTATTGCAGCTGCAATAGCAACACCAATAAGAATAAATGGCGCTAACGGAGCCAAGGCGGCTATGATGGTAGGTAAGAGGGTTGACATCATAAATAATTTAATCGCTATAAGGGCAATTGCTATTTTTCCCCAATTATCTTTAAGGAAATCCCAAAATTTCTGAAGGCCGGGTATGACTTCTTTTTTAATGTATTTTAATATTTTCTTAAATGTATCACTTTGTAGAAACTCTCCAAGTGCATATGTTGCTGCGCCCAATGCAAGACCTATAAGAGCAGCACCAGCACCCTTTAGAGCCACCTTCGCCGCCTTCTTTGTACTTTCATACATATTACCGATACCGATACCGATCTTTTCGAGTAAAGAATTAGATTTATTGGTGCTAGCATCGTCATCTTGGTTTTTGGCCTTTAGTTCAGCCGGACTCAGATTGCCCTGGGCGGCCGTGAGTAGTCCATCCAATTTATCATTGGTTCCTACTAACTGAGCAGTGATTGCTGCAAGACCTTTTGTTGTATCATCAGCCATGACTTATTCCTTATTTCTTTTTTGTCATTGCTTGAGCGCCAAAGAATGCTGCGACGATACCAGCAACCGCAATGAAGTATACTCCCGCCATATCACCAAGAATCTTTGCTGCTTGATCCATATTGAAGATTGTTGCAAGAACTACGATAATGGGATACAGTAGCATACCACCAAGTGAGTACCATGCCATAGTGCGCTGTGCATCACGCATTGCGTCTGCATCCTCAAGTTCTCTGCGTTTGAACTCAAGATGCATCTCTTGTTCGTTAGGACTAACCTTACCGTCACCATTTGTATCGGCAGGATGGTAACCTGATGCTTTGATTTCTTCTTCAGCCATTTGATTAACTCCTACTTTTTCTCTCTTGTTTGTCATGTTCTGCTTTTTCTTCTTCCAAATAATTTATCAACAAACCAATATATATCTCTCGTTCCCAAGGCATCATATTTTCTAATTCGGTCAAACTATATTTATGATGTTGCATCATAGAAAAATTTGTTTTATAGTAATTTCCTATGCTGTCATGTGACAGCGCTATCCCAAAAAACTTTCTAACCCCTCCAGTAGTACTTCGCCTTTTACTTTCGTTTTAGGGTTTACCACATCTACCACATGCCGAACCTTTGGCATTGTTTCAAAAAATTTCATAATATCTTGTAACTGTTTTGTATTGAATGAATCAATAAACTCCTCAATTTCCTCGTTTGTCATATCAATTCTATGTGTTGTTTCATCACCGCTTTCAACACTCACAATACATTTATCAACTAAATGAAACATTTTATTAATTTCATTAGTGCCTCCACTCATACCTTCAATGTCTTTGAGTATAGGATATCTAAAGTTAATCTTAATATCATCTGTCAAATCAATAACGGCAGAATGTTCTACACTCATCTGCACACCAATATCTTCTAAATTAATTTCAACCTCGGCATAAGTTTCTTTATCGTCTGGGCATAGAAGTTTTAATTTTACCTTTGAACCAACAGACTTCGCCCGTAATTGTAGAAAAACATATTCAATATCATACATTGGATTAACATTTGCATCAACAACATCAAATGTACATCCAGATACTAGTTTAGTCATAGCATCAGCAATTTGTCTTTCATCTCCTGATTCTTGAGCAATCATCAGGATTTTTTGTTCTTTAACCAAGAATGGTCTAAATTTAATTTCCTCCTGTGTTGATGGTAGTGTTAGTATGTATTCTGGTGTTTTTAGTTTAGGTAATGCCATAATTTATTCATCCTTTATAATAATCTGCTCAACACCTTTGGTATGTTCGCATTAATTGATCTCTCTGCACCTGTAATCACTGTATCAAAAACCTTGTCTAAAAGGCTAGGTGGTTGATTGTTAATATTAAGTGTCTCCCAATACTTATATTCCATAGTTACTGGTGTTTTGATAATTTCTGCTGCTTTAGCGTAATCCAGAGGTATTGGCCCAACTTCTTTAGGAAAACACTCAAATATTCTAACTCCATAACGTCTATTATTATTAATATCTAAAACATAGATATCCATTGTACCAATATAATCCTTGTAGTAACCAACATTCCACGTTGACCTATCCCATGCCAGTTCTTGCCATGACTCAAAGAATACTCTTTCTTCTAGATCACTACTTGTTTGTATGGTTAAAGATATTTGCCCGGCAAATGTAATTCCATCAACAATTTCTGGTGCAATACCGTACATATTAGAATCTGGTGAAGTGTTGAGTGCTCTACCCGGCATATCTAATGCCTCAACCCGCATATCTACTTTCTTCGCAGCGTTTGGGTTTGGGTGCTTAGGTGGGGGGGTTATAATAACCTCATAACGACTAGGTAGGGCATAGCCGTTGTCATTATGGAATTCAGATAGGAAGTTGTTAAGAACACCAAATGCTGTTGCTTCTGAGAATAAAGGATTTACTGCCATTAGATCATTGCCCTTGAATCTTTCCACACAGCTGATTCACCTGCTTTCTTAAATCTTTGCACAGGTAGGAGCGTTGCGATTGTAAATTCATCTGCATCAATCCTGCGAAACTGTGACTTAGTGTATCCAGCAAGGTATCTGTGTAGGGTTGGTTTGATAATGCGTAAACTTTTCAATTTACTATAATCAACTATAAGTCTTGTTGACTCATCAAATGCGGTATTATTAGAATAATCCACTAACTTATCAAGCAACTTCATTCTCAATGGAATGGGTAGGTAATGGAAGTTGATACCAAGAAACCCGTCTGAATACATCTCTAATGGTAGCACCAAAGGGAAGGTATCATAGTATGGCAGAGTTGATTTAAATTTTGGACTATACATAAACATATTAAGCTTACCATAGAATGGTTTATTATTCCGCTTACCATCTCGTAAGAGGTCTAATGAACTTGGTGTACCAAACTCTTTAATCTTTTCTCTATACCATGCAGTTGACTTTGGGCGACCTTTCGCCTCATCCTTAACTGCTTGCATATACTTACTGGGAGCTCTTGCCATAATACTATTTATAAGATATTCCTAGATGATCTTCAGTTAATATTTTAAACTCCATGCCGTTATTTGCACACCAATCAGTCGCATATCTCCATTTAGCATCATTTACACCGTATGTCATAACCGCATTCATCCACCGTCTATTTTTCCTCTTGGGTTCCTTGGGTGGTTTGCACTGCACCTTGGGTTTGACCTCAATAATCATCTTCTTAATAGTCCCATCAGCTTGCTTAACTTTAATATAGAAATCTGGGAAATATCTGTGAAAGCGACCATCCTTGGGTGATAAATAGGGTATAATGATCTCTTCACTACCCCATTCAATAACGGCGCTGCTGGTATCACAATACACCATAAACTTACGTTCCCAGAGAGAACGATAAACTATGTTTCGTGAATCACCCTTATATTTTTGGGGTTTGGTTGGTGTGTATCGACCTTTGTATGACATGTGTTATAAATAGTTCCACTAGAGTATATAAGGATATTTAGACATGGCATTAAGAGATGGTTTCGTAAACATAGCAACTGGCCAGGCAGCAAAATTTGTAAACTCTGTCTTAGGTAACAGTAGTAGAGGTAGCGGTAAAGAAAGATATCCAGCACCCACCCCAAACAAACCCACAAATCCTAACATCCTCTTATATCCAAGTGATATATCAACTAATGTTCGTGCAGCAAATTATATTCTATTCACTTTGTTCAAGGTTACACCTGGCAAGTTCAAAGCCTCTGGGAAGACCATAATGAAGGACATTACTACGGGCGTGCAAGTAATTGACACAGAAAAAACAGCTACTGCAAGAACAATAGAATTTACAAAAAATTTATTAGAATCCTCACAGGGTGCTCAATCTCTTATCTTAAAGAGTCAGACTCTCACAGAAAGTAAAACAACGATTGGTTTGTATATGCCTGCTACTGTTAATGCGAGTTACAATATGGATTATGCAGATTCTACAATTGGTGCAGTGACAGAAGTAATACATTCTTTTCTCAAGCAAATT